GGTAAATTAGTTTCTGCTAGTTGGTTATATAACAACTGGCGTTCCTCAATGGTACCTAAAACATTAAAAGCATATTTGTTTAGTGCTATTATTGTTTTAATATTCATTACATCAATGGGTATCTTTGGTTTCTTATCAAAGGCACATTTAGATCAAGTTAAACCTACATCAAGTAATACAATCAAAGTAACAACAATTGATAATCAAATTACAAGACAACAAAACATTATAGATAGATCAGAAAAGACACTAATACAATTAGACAAATCTATTGAAGTTTATCTAAACAATGATTTTGCTACTAGAGGTTTAAAAGAGAGAAAGAAACAAGAAGAAGAACGAAGAGAATTAAATAACGCAATTAAAAACGCAAGTGATGAAATTGCTAAACTATCAACTGAAAAGTCAAATCTACAGTTAGAACAAGACAAGATTGAAGCAGAGGTTGGTCCTATTAAATATGTAGCAGAATTGATTTATGGTGAGAACGCACAAGAAAATTTTGATAGTGCTGTTAGAATTGTAATACTTATTTTAATATTTGTATTTGATCCACTTGCTGTATTATTATTAATTGCTGCTAATATATCGTTAAGACAATGGAGAATGAAGAATAATTTAACACAAATTAATAAAGAAGAAGAATTAGAGAAAAAACTAGAACGACAGCAAACAAGACTAGATAAACTAAAAACAAAAGAAAAAGATTATAAAACTTTTGTTGAAAAACTAGGTGCTAAAGAACTTGCAGAATTAGATCCAGATGAGATACGAATCAAAATGAATCAAGTGATGGACTGGAACGAAAATAGACGAAAACCTACCGAAAAACCACAAGAGGACATAGATAGAACTAGAATAGTTGTTAAAAAACAACCATAATTTGGTACTTGACAAGTCGTTAAATTCCTGATATAATATACGTATTATGAATATATTTTTTTTAGATAAAGATCCTGTTGTTGCTGCTCGTATGAGTTGTGACAAGCACGTATGTAAAATGATTATTGAATCAGCACAAATGTTATCAACGGCACATAGAATATTAGACGGTGAAGAATATACTGATAAAACAAAAAACGGTCGTAAGATTAAAAGATGGCGTCTTAAAAATTCAAATGAAGAGGCAGTCATTTACAAAGCATCTCATATAAAACATCCTAGTACAGTTTGGGTTATGCAATCAGCATACAATTACAGATGGTTATATTTACATATGTTAGAGTTGAACGAAGAATTTAAAAAAAGATATAATCATACACAAGACCATATGACTATTAGAAAATTAAAAGACATATTGAATCACCCACCAAAGAATATATCATTAGGTCAGATAGGTACCGACCCTACACCTGCTATGCCAGATGAATGTAAAATACCTGGTGATGTAGTTGGGTCATATAGAAAATATTACATAATGAAAAAGAAAGAGTTTGCTACTTGGAAATCACCAGCAAAAATACCTGATTGGTATCAGAAAGGATTACAAGAAGATGCCAGGTAAATGGGATGGTAGAAGTAGAATACCAAATAAAAATTACGAAGAAAATTATAATAGAATTTTTAAAACTAATCCTATTGCAAAAGATTTAGGAACACCAAAGTATAAACCAAGAGTGGTAAAATCAAAAAAAGGTAAAGGTAGTTTTAAAAGAAAAAAAACAATAGAACCTGATGAAGGATGGAGTGGAATAGTATGAGTGATGAAGATATAGTTTTTAAATATGATGAAAATATAACGGAAAGACAAAAGAAAATTCTATTAGCAGGATTACAAGAATCAGAATTAACTGAAGAGATAAATAATAGTACTATGAAAGACGCAGTAACATCATTTGTTAATGATAGTGTTCATTTTATAAATGCACTTCAAAACTATCATTGGCAAACAAAGTCTTATGCAGAGCACGAAGCATTTGGCGATTATTACAGTAAAATTAATTCACTAAACGATCAACTAGTTGAAACGTGGAATGGTAGAGAAGATGAAAGATTAACTTTCTCTGCTGAATACAAACCTAATGTTTTAAACTATGCTGACAAGAATGAGTGTATTAGAGTTATTAAAGATTATAGAAAAAAGATATATCATCTAGCAAGTTGTATCCACGAAGTACATTTTGATTTGCACTCTATATTAGAGGATTTTTTAAAAGAAACAAATCAATTACTCTATCATCTATCACTAAACTAAAAACATATGCCATCTTACACATTTGAAAATACAAAAACTGGTGAAGTTTATGATGATATGATGTCCATTGCTGATATGGAATCATTTCTTAAAAAGAATAAACATATTAAACAGATTATAAGTAGGGTAAATATCGTTGGTGGTATATCAGGTATTACACACAAGACCGATGGTGGTTGGAATGATAATTTACAAAGAATTGCTGAAGCACATCCAAAAAGTGCCTTAGCAGATAGATACAAAAAGAAAAGTATTAAAGAAGTTAAAACACAACAGGTGATAAACAAACATAGAAAAAGACAAGCACAAAGGAGAAAATAATGGCAGACGATTTACCAGATTTTATGCGTGAATTTGATATGGACGTTGATTATGGTTTCACAGCAGTTAGTAAAGCACCAACAGAAACAACACAACCTGCTATTGATCCATCTGCTATTGATAATACAAATTTAGAAATAGCAAAAGTAAAATCAGACGTATCAGACATTAAATCAATGATGAATGAAGTAATGCAGATAGTATCCGAAAAAGAAACAATCACAAAAGAGATACAAGACGCTGATGTAATAAACAGATTTAAAGACATAGAAAAAACAGTTTTACCGTTTTTATATAATTTAAGTAAAAGTGATGAACCTTATATACATTGGCCGAATAGGGGTCCGATTATTAAGGCACAAATAGAGAAAATCTTAAAACTAACAAGGGGATAATATGCAAGCGAAAGCAAAACATAAAGAACTAAAAAAACAAGTAAATGAAGTTGAAAATGTAAGACGTAATGATAGATCAATTACAAGTTGGATGGAATTAAGAGAACTCAAAAAGTTAAAACTTAAAGCAAAGGATAAACTTAATGAATATAGATAAATTAAGAGAACAATTAAAAATTGACGAAGGTGTTAAATACGAGGTGTATTTAGACCATTTAGGATATAAAACATTTGGTATCGGTCACCTTGTAGTAGCAGGTGATGATGAGTATGGTGCTGATGTAGGATATCCAGTAAGTGAAGAAAGAGTCAATGCCGTATTTAACAAGGACGTTGAAACTTACATTAACGAAGCGAAAAAAGTATTTCCTAATTTAGAGAAATTACCAGATGAAGCACAACAAGTAATAGTTAATATGTGTTTCAATATGGGCGCTCCAAGACTAGGACAATTCAAAAAATTTATTGCAGCAATCAATGACTCAAATTGGTCAACCGCTGCTATAGAAATGATGGATAGTCGTTGGGCAAAACAAGTAGGCGCTAGAGCAGAAAGATTAAGAGATAGAATATCAGCACTTTCTAACTGAAAGTATGACCCTCTTAATGATGAACTCAAAAAACAACGTGATGAACTAAATGATATGTATGCCTCTAAAGGTATATAACTTGACAAAACTTAATAAATCTGTTATAATAATAATAGATAAAATATAACAGGTGAAAATATAATGACAAAAAAATTTAATTTTAAAGAACTAGACAATTCAGTATTACCTAACACAAAAGGTAAAAGAGTAGATGGATTTAGATTTTACGATATAGACGGTAAAGCATATCCTTCAGTAACTTCCGTACTATCAATCAATAAAGGACCAGAACTAGAGAAGTGGAGACAATCAGTTGGTGAAAAAGTTGCCGATTGGGAAATGGGTCGTGCTGCTCGTAGGGGTACAGCAACTCATACACTTATAGAAGAGTATATGAAAGGTCAAACACCAAGTATTAGAGGTGTAACACCATTAGGTTTATTCAGATTAATTAGACCATACTTGGATAGAATTGATAATATACGTTGTTTAGAAACAATTATGTATTCAAAAGAGTTAGGAATTGCTGGTCAAACAGACTGTATTGCTGAATATGACGGCAAGTTATCTGTAATTGACTTTAAAACTGCTAATAAACAAAGACAAGAATCTTGGATAGAAAACTATTTTGTACAATGTACTGCTTACGGTGAGATGTATAAAGAGTTATTTAAAGAAGAAGTTGAACAAGTTGTAGTTTTAATTGCAAGTGAAGATGGTTCTGCTCAACAATTTATAAAAAATACTAAAGATTACAAACAAACTTTAATAAATAATATTAAAGACTTTCATACTTACTTTGAAAACGAAGTTAAGAAGAAGATCGACAAGTAATCAAATATGGTGATTTACATACCTAATTGCGACCATAGGATAACTGCTAAAGGGATATATGAAAAAACTAATTTTAGGACTATTACTATTCTTCGGAGTAGCAAAAGCAGAAACAACTTTTGACGCATATGATTTTTATGTGGAGCATTTACCAGCAGTATGTGGTACATCAACACAAATTCAAAAATATGCTGAAGACAATGACTATGTTGAATTAAACTGGTCATTAGGAAGAGCGAGAAGTGAAAAAACTGGAGAACCAGTTTTTGTTATAACATATTGGAGTAATACAGATTTCACTCAAACAATGGCAACTGTAACTGTTCCAAATAGTCAAAACTCTTGCATAATATATGTTTCGTTTGATGTTGTACAGAATGAAGAAGTAATGAAAAAAAAGGGCAAGGGAGTAAAGTGGCAAGAAGAACGTTATTTAGAAAACTGATTGTAAAGTTAAGAATGTTTTATGCTGATATAAGAGGTCATCACGGTAAGCGTTGGGATTACGAACCTGGTGATTGGTATATGGGCAGACATAGAAAAAAATAGTAATGAGTAATTTTTATTATGCTGACAATATATTATCTTTAGACGAAGTAAAGTATTGTTATAATGTATTATTAAATCATAAGTGGAATATTAAAAGTTTTTACCAACAAGAAGGTATTGATAATTCAGACTTGGCATATCCAAATATGATGGCATACAAAGACGGGACAGTATATGACCCTTATCTATTTGGATTAATGTCAGGTATATTATTTTCTGTTAATAAAAGAATACAAGAAAAATACAATTTTACTTTACCAACACACAAAATCAAAACAGTACAGTTTAACGCACAAGGCAAGAGTGATGATTGTAGTTTCCATAGTGATGGAACACATAATCAATGGTCAGTTGTAGGTTTTTTAACACCACAATGGCATAAAGAATGGGGTGGAGACTTACAAATAGAAGATGAAACAGTAACATATAAACCTGGTGATTTTGTAGTATTCAAATCTAGTCATTTGCACGACGCTTTACCTGTTAAAGTAAAGACCCCCTTTTGGCGTATTACTACAGCGATATTTTTAGACGCATTATAACAAATTGACTTGACAAAATAGTCAAAAAGTGTTATACTAATAGAAATCTTAAAACAAATAAAGATTCGAACTTTATTTGACCTTGTGGCAGAACAACGCTTAAGCGGGTGTAATGCACTGGAAGAGAGGGTTATGGGCGAATGCCTGAAGACACTCTTTTAGGTTGTTAG